GGGATGGTTCAGGTGATCGACGTGCACGTCGTAGACGGCGCGCGGGAGCGCATCCACCCACTCATAGCGCCAGCCGCCCATCGCGCGGCAGATGTTCATGGTGCTACGGACACGGGTTCTAAAGACTTCGTCTTTTTTTTTGCGTCGACCGCCGCCTGCTCGGCGGCCTCGTGTTTGTCGAGCGCGGCGGTGATCTCGCGGACCGTGTTCTTGTCGAGCGCGCCGATCGTCGACCGGCGATCCTCCTCGGGCATGTCGAGGTCGTACGGCAGCGGCTGCCCGTTGAGGCCCACCAGCGACCAGCTCACGAGATACGCGATCGCCTTCGCAAACGGCTTGCGGTCGACGAGCGCGGTCAGCAGCTCGAGGTACTGCCCGGCGTTGAGTTCTTTGTTGACGTCGAGGTAATCGCCGTCGGAGAGCGGCAACCGGACGACCTCGGGCGCGACCACACGGCACCGACTCATTCATTTCACCAGGGATGTCGGCGGGCCGAGCGTCGCCGTGAGGCGATGTTCGTCGCGCGCCAGGGTGGTAATCGGCCAGCGCCACTCGCCTTTCGGATGTTTCGCCGAAAACACGAGCGGCGTCTGCGCCATCTTGAACGCGTCGGCGAGCACCACCGTCGCCTGCAGCGTCCACACGGTCAGCGTCTTGTCGGTCGGCGCGACCGTATAGCCGTGGATCGCCGCGGCGGTGTAGTGCCCCCACTTGATCGATCCGATGTCGCCCGACAGCACGCCGCGCCTTTACGGATGCGTCCACGGCCCCGCGGCCACGAACGACCCGGTGATGGTGACCGAGCTGTTCGCCGGGCACGAAATCTTGCCGTCGAGCAGCCCGCGGCCCGAGAAGTGCGGCGGCGTTGACCCGAGACTCGTCGGGTACAACTCGAGGTACGGCGCGACCGTGCCGAAGATCACCGAGAAGATCACCAGGCCATCGACCGGGTCGTACTGGCCGCCGAAGGTCCCCTTCAGGTCTGGCAACCCGTCCACGTAGACCTGGTTCGTATCTGCAAAACAGGTCACTTTCACGTGGTCCTTCGCCATGTCGAGGTCCCACTTGTCGAGCGAGGCGACCAGCACCGCCGTCGCGCCCCCGACCCCGGTCGGGTCCATTTTGATCTGCCCGCTTTTGCCGTGAATGCGATCAATTGCTGCCATCGTGTGCCCTCAGATGCCGTGGGTTAGCCGACGAGCGGGGCGACCATCACGTGCAAATGGCCGCCGCAGCGGTTCCAGCGAATGGACGGATCGATGTCGTCGACTTCGACCGTCTCGAGTTCTTCCTCGAATTGCGTGAGCATCGCGCCGTAGCCGGTCATCGTCAGGTCGGCGTCGGTCAGCAGCGTGGTGATGCGCGCGAACGCGCTCTCCACGTCGGCGCCGCTGGTCATCAACGCGCGCGCCTCGACGATGTACACGGTGTCCTTGAACGCCGGCCCGCCGAAGATCGGCGTGTCCAGCGCGGAGACGAGCTGCAGGATCACGAACCGCGTCGACCCGGACGGGGCCTCGGCGAACCAGGCGCCGTCGGGCATCAGCACGCGCAACGGCGCGTCCTGCTGCAGGATCTGCAGCAACGCGATCGTGACGGTGGCGACGTTAAGCAACGCCATGGATCGTCAGGCCGAACTGGTCGACGAGCTGCGGCACGAGCGCGGTATAGAGCGCGCGCCGCGTCCGCATCATGGTCGAGGAGAACAGCGGATTGGCGGGCATCGACCCGCGGTTGGCGCCGATGGCATTGTGGCGGGCCTGCGAGCCGCGCTCGAACAGCCACGCGTGCGGCGCTTTGTTGACGACGGTCGCCTGCGTGCGCGTCGTCTCGTTCTTGACGGTGACGGCGAGCCCTTTCCGCAGATTGCCCGTCCGCGCGGGATAACCGGTATAGATCGCGTCCTTGGCGACGCGCGCGGACAGTTCGACGATCGGCGCCGACGCGGTCGTGAGATCGGGCGCCAGCGTCGCGAACTGCTCGATCAGTTCCTGCACGCCGTCCCACTGGAACCACACGGACGCGCCGCCCGGCCCGCTCACTCGACCACCTCCGCGCACACGAGATTGAGCTGCACGTGGCGTTCTTCGTAGTCGAAGATCCCGAGCACCGACAGGCTGCGCCCGTCGTAGAGAAAGCGCGTTTTCGTCGTCAGGCCCGTGCGGTACGGCACCGTGACGATATGGGTCGCCATCGACAGCACGGTGCCGGCGGTGATCTGCTCGAGCGAGGCCTGCGAGGCCGGCGTGATGCGCGCAAATTCGGGCGGCGGCAGATCGATCCACGACTCGACCCAACCGGTCCCGTCGGGCACCGGCGGCCCGGGTTTCTGGAACAGGCCCTGGTGCTGGCGGCGGCCGCTCGCGATGTAGGCGTCGGCGGTCGGACTCATGCGATCCCCGGGTCGTGATACGCGCGCAACAGTTCGCGGACCTGCACGCCGAACTCGTCGCCGGCCTGCTGGCGCGGCGGGCCGTCGGGTTCATCGCCGCGGAACCGATACAGCTCGCCGGTCTGCACCAGGATCGCGGCGACGACCACGAGCGGCACGGTCACGGCATCCCAGGTGTCGGCGACGGCTTTCGCGCGCGCCGTCGTGCTGCACCAGCCGACGATCTGCGCCTCGGCCTGGTCGGCCATGGTCTGCACGTCGGCGTCGTCCGCGGTCGACGTAATCCGCAGCCGCGCCTTGACCTGGTCCAGCGTGACGAATGTGCTCACCGCCGCCTCGTGTCGTCGTACACCTGTTGCCAGTCCTTGCCCTTCGGGCCCTCGGGCCCGGCGGGGCCGTGCGTGCCGTCCTTGCCGTCGCGGCCGCGTTTGACCATCAGCGTCCACGCCTTGGCGCCGTCGCCGGGTTTGGTCGTCGTGGCGTCGTTGCAATGCCAGGCCGAGCCGGCCCAGGTCACCAGGTCGCCGGCGGCGTAGGTCTGCCCGTCGATGAACACGCCGCGATACTCAAGGCCGGGGGCGCCATCGCGCCCGGGCGGGCCGGGCGGGCCCGGTACGAGCGCCTTCGTCTCGAGCGCGGCGACGCGGTCGCGCATGTCTTTGAACAGCGGCGCGATCCCCGCGATGATGGTGGCGAGATCGTCGGCGGTCATGCGGCGAGCGCCTTCGTCAACAGATCGGTCACCATGGCGGCCACCTGGTCGGCCGGGACCTGGTCCGCGGCCGGCGCGGCCATCGGCGCCGGCGCGGGCTTACTAAAGGGATCGTTCTTGTCGCGCTGCGCGAGCGCCTTCAGCGAGAACATTTGCTGCTGCATATACGGCGTGTCGCCGCCCTCGACGGGGCCGAGGCCGAAGTACCGCTCACGGGCTTCATCCGGCGCCATCGCGCCCGCCCCGATCGCGTCCGCGGCGGCCTTGGTTTTGGTCGCCGTGTCCATCCAGATCAGGTCGTCGATGTCCAGCTCGGTGCCGTACTGGGTGCCGTTGATCGGCGTCGCCAGGCCGAGGCCCTCGTCGAGGGCGTTCTCGAAGTTCGTGATCAGCGACTGAATGCACAGCGAGTGATACATCTGCCACAGCGACTCGAGCGCCACGCCGCGCGGGAGCTCGCCGACGCCGATCAGGAACGGCGGCACGTGGTACACGCTGCAGATCGTCTCCGCGGTCCAGCCCAGTTGTTGAATCAGCTGGGCGTCGACGGCGTTCATACTCAGTTGCGTGTATTTGAGATCGGCGGTCAGGATGGCGAGCCGGCTGGCGTTGCTGTTGAGGGTGTCCCAGTCGGTGCGCAGCTGCGCGAGCTGGTCCTTGGTCATCCCCGGCGGCGTCGTCAGCATCGCGGCGGGCTGTCCGCCCTTCGCAAAGAAGGTGGTCGACGTGTTCTGGATCGCGAGGCCTTGCTGCGTCGCCGCGGCGCACGCATAGATCGGCGACATGCCGACGAGCGGATGAAACAGGCAGACCATCCGGTCGTGAATGATTTCGCTGGCCGGCACCGTGACCGAGTCGCCCGGCAGATCGATCAGGTTGCCCGAGAGGTTGTCGTGCTGGAGTTGG